CGCAGCACCTTTATTATAAATAAGATTATTTCAATAAAAAGCATAAAACAATGGCAAAATACTACGTAGGAAGTGAAATAGTTAATAGGGAAATAAAATCAGAAATATCTAAATTTATTTCAAGTTCTGATTTATTAAATGAAATTCAAAAAAAACAATTAATTGAAGAATTAAATGGTAGAAATTGTGAAGAATCAAAAGCAGACCATTCAAATTTAATAAATGCGTTAGATTATCATTACCATATTGAATGGAAAAAAACTACCCTAAATGAAGTTGAATTTTATAAGCAAGTTTGTATTGAAAATTCAAAAATAAATAACGAACCTTACAAAGTTGCTGAAAAAAGTTTAGAAGAATTTAAAAAAACATTTGATAGAGAATAACCATGACACAAAAAGAATTTAACAACCTAAAAGTAGGTGATAATTTAGGGAATAATGAAATAATACATAAATACAAAGAATTTCTAATAGTTAAGTGTGATGATGGCCATGATTTATTAGACTTAGCTAAGATTAATAAGCTACCTAAAACGTTTTTAGGGTTAGAAATTGGAAATTATGATTATGTACCTGTTGAAATTGACGAGGATGCATTGTATTACTTACTAGAAGTAACCGAAAAAGATATAATCATGACAGGAGGGGTTGACAGGATGAATTTTAGATATACCCCCTATTCAATAAGAATACTTTAAAATATTGGCAAACTAATCACGGTAAAGTTTACAGACAACTGGAGGTCGTGCCAATACTCCACGCCCTTACCATGTAGGTAGGGGCGTTAAACTTTTAAAAATTAAAAGCATGACAAACGAAGAAAATAGATGCCAACATTGTAGGTATTGGTGTACAGTAGACGAAGGATATAGTATTTGGACAGTAACAGAAACTATGGTTTATTGTCTTAAAAAACATTTTGAACCACAAGAAGAAAGCTACTCATGGGAATTGAAAGACCATGAATTTCTACATAAAGCCATCGCTTGTGTTGATTTTGAAAAAGGTGATGGGATTCACTTAGATGTAGAATATCAAGAAGAGGATTTAAAATCTTTTGATGAAGATTTGCAAGATTTATATGATAAACTTTAAATATGAAAAAATTATATATTATAGCAATATTCATGCATTCATTTTATTTAGGTTTCTTATTCAATGAATTTCTAAGCGGTAATTTTAGTACAAAAATCCTAATACGTACAATTGTGTCAATTATAGGGTCCATCATATCAATTAACTTAATTAAAAATGACAGAACAAGAATTTAAAAGCCTGAAATATGGCGATGTGGTGAAAGGTATTAACTACACCAAAGAATGGATAGTACAAGGTTTTGTTGGAGATGTAATAGTTGTTTCCAGTGGTATCGAATCATCATTCTATAATTTACAAGAACTAAACCTATGCGATTACGAACTTAAAAAACCTGATGTAATTGATTGGGATAAACCGCAGTTGGTGTGTTGTGATGATAAAATTATATTAACAACTGGTAAACATATTAATCACTTATTTGAAGGAGTTCAAACTAATAATGATTATTATTATAGTGATAGTTGGTTAAAAACAGCATTCAAACCTTACAAAAAACCTTTTAAATTTTAAAAAGTCAATAAAATAGAGTATATTTCTTTTAAATTAATCTAAAATAGAAAAAAAATAGATGAAAGGAGAAAAAACAGGTGGGAGAACAAAAGGCACACCAAATAAATTAGGAACGAAAGTAAAAGATAATGTTATTGAGGTTTTTAGTATAATGCAAGAAGAAGAAACTACAAGCTTATTAGGTTGGGCTAGAAATAATCTTACTGAATTTTATACTAAAATATACACTAAACTAATAACTCAAACAGTTGATTTAACAGGGGAAATTGAACAAACAGTAACACGAATTACAGTTAAAAAACGTGAGTAGTGATTTAGAATTTGATAGCGACTTATTTAATGATTTATTTTATCATTTACAAGATGATTTTAATAATAATGACATACGCTTTATATTTGCGTATGGTGGATCAAGTGCTTCAAAAACTTATACAGTAGTACAATTATTGATAATTAGAATGTTGTCAATGAATGAAAATACGATGGTATTAAGAAAATTCGGGGTTGATATAAAAGATTCTATTTACTCGGACTTTGTTAATATAGTTAATGATTGGGGGTTAAATGAAAGGTTTAAATTTCAAATCAATTATATTGAATGTATTGAAACAGGTTCTTTTATTCGTTTTAGAGGGTTAGACGATTCAGAAAAGATAAAAGGTTTAACAGGTTTTAAAAGAGTTGTTTTAGAGGAAATAAGCCAATTTGATGAAGTAGATTTAAAACAAATAAGAAAGCGTTTAAGGGGGGAAATAGGTCAGCAAATAGTAGGCTTATTTAATCCAATTTCAGAGGATCATTGGTTGAAAATAATGTTTGATAGTGAGAATTTACACGAAGTAGAAACCAACACAAACATAACAAGCAAGCAGATAAATGATAAAGGTAATTTTGTTATTTACAAAGTAACTTACTTGAATAATCATTTCATTGTCGGGCCACAATTCTATGATAAACACACAATAGATGATTTTGAAAAAGATAAAATCACTGATTTCAATTATTATCAAATTTACGGGCTTGGTAATTGGGGAAGGTTGCGAACTGGTGGAGAGTTTTGGAAGAATTTTAATTCTAACAAACACCTTTCAGATGTTAATTACGATTCTAATTTACCTATACATTTGGTATTTGATGAAAACGTAAATCCTTATATTACTTGTTTGGTATGGCAAATAATAGGGAAGTCAGCGTATCAGATAGATGAGATATGTTTAGAGGACCCGAGAAATACAAGAAAACACGTATGCAATGAATTTATTTCACGTTACCCTAACCCTCAGGGTTTGTTTATTTACGGAGATAAAACAAGCTGGAAAGCAGACACAGGAAAAGAAAAAGGAGAGAATTTCTTCACTGATATTTTAGGTTATTTAAGAGATTTTAAACCACAATTAAGGCTTCAAAGCGTTAACCCTTCAATTGTAAAAAGTGGAGGGTTTGTAAATCAAATATTTGCAAATGCTATTGATAATATTGAAATATCAATTAATCCAAAATGTAAGAAGTCAATAAATGATTATACCTATGCTTTAGAGGATTCAGACGGAACGATTAAGAAAAGCAAAGTAAAAAACAAAGTTACAGGCGTTACATTCGAGGAATTCGGACACCAAAGTGATTGTTTAAGATATATCATGACAGTAGCATTTGCAATTGAATATCAAAATTATTTAGCAGGAGGTAAAAAATTAAGCTTTAAAAGTATATCAATTAATTCAAAAACTAAATTTTAATTTATATATTTGCAAATATGGGATATTTGACTAATACCGACTACCTTCTACACGTACAAGATACTAATTGGCAACAGCTAATAAGCAATAATGCCTTGGTTCAAAAACAGTCAGAAAGGTACGCACAAGCTAAAATAACAAGCTACCTAAACGCTAAATATGACTGCGTAGAGGAGTTCAAAGACACAACCACATACGACAACGCAAAAGCTTACAAAGCCGATAGTTTAGTAGTTTATAATTCTGAATACTACTATTTAACACCAACAGCCGACACATACTCCTATAATGTAACCTATAAAGTTGGCGACAAAGTATATTATCATTCAAACATTTATACGTGTATTATTGAAAGCTTAGGCGTAACACCTACGGTTTCAACATCTTGGACTAATGATAATTATTCAGTTGTGGGTATATTGCCAACAGATACAACTAAATGGACAAAAGGAGATAATAGGAGCGTATTAATATTTAATTGGTATGTTGAGTTAGCCGTTTTCTATGCTTACACTCGAATCAGTCCAAGAAATATACCACAGTTAAGAGTTGACCAAAAAAATGAAGTAATAGAGGATTTAAAAAACGCTCAAATAGGCGTTTCAATAAATCTTTTTGATTTACCACTTTTACAGCCATTACAAGGGCGTTCTATTAGATTCAATTCAACACCTAAAAATATATTATAATGGCTTGGTACAATAATTTTATAAAGAAAAAACAAGCTGACGAAACAGCAAATACAAGTAATTATATTCAAAAAACTTCATCTAATAGACTTAGGCAGGATCTAATTAATTTAAGAGAATCACTAAAAGAAGCGGAACAATACGACGCAAATTATAGATTTAGAAATAAAATGCAATTGATTTTTCAAGACATTTTAAACGATGGACATTTAATAGCTTGTATTAATGCGAGAAAATCGCTAACACTAAAAAAAGAATATCAAGTTCAAGATTTAAAAGGTAATCAGTCGGAGGAATGGACTATGTTTTTAAACGCTAAATGGTTTAAAGATTTTATTTCTATTGCATTGGATGCCCAATTTTTCGGTTATAGTGGTGTAAATTGGACAGGAATAAAAGAAAACAAACTAACAGGATTAAAAACAATTCGTAGGGATTCGATTAAACCTGATACGAATGAAATTTTAAGAATGCCTTATAGCTATGAGGGGATTTCATTTGAAGATGAAAAAATAAAAGACTGGAGTTTATTAATTAAAACTACTGATAATTTAGGTTATTCAGATTGCGGTTACGGGTTGTTTTTTCCGTGTTCATCTTATGCAATTGCTATTAGAAATAATTTAGGTTTCAATATTGACTTTGTAGAAAAATTTATCATTCCGTTTGTAGTTGCTAAAACAATGAAACATGAAGGAGATGAAAGAGATTTACTTGAAAAAGGTATATCAAACATGGCATCGTCAAATAGCGTTGTTTTAGATCCTAATGACGAAATAGAATTTATTGAAAGTAAAAACGCAGGAAGCGGTTATAATTCATTTGACAATTTAGAAAATAGATGCGAAAAGAAAATAAGCAAAATTATTTTAGGGCATTCAGACGCAAT